TTCAGCAGATTTTAACTTTTGATTGTCATCTTGAAATTGCTGCTCCATTTTTTGTAAAACACTTGTAAACGCTTTAAAACTATCTAATTTACTTGGTATGCTTTCAGATATTTTTTCTATTCTCCTAATTGGTTCAAAAGCATCATCTAACTCTTTATTTACCTTATCAAAAGCATCACCTGTTTTTGATGCTAAATTTCTTAATTCATCTCCTATTGCTAACTCAACTTTATGAGATTCTAATTCTACTTTCTCTGTTTTAAACAGTCTGTTTCTTACTGACTTTTGTTCTTTCATTGTTATTTATTTTTTATTATATTTTTAAAACAAATTAGATACTTTTCTTACTGCATCTCCTTTTTTTATAAATCTACTAGCTATATCTTCTAATTTTTTTAATTCTGAAGGAACTGAAACACCTAACTCATTTGCTCTTTTTACTAATTCTCCATATTTATTTTTAAAACCATTTCCAGCTCTTAATAGTCCGTTGTGCTTATTTAAGTCAGAACTTAAATCCGATTCTATTTTTAAACCTCTTTTAATTAAGTCTTTTAAATCATCAACTAAAGCTAAATCTACCTTGTGAGTTTCTAACTCAGTTTTAAAAAGTTGCTTTCTAATTTTATTTTCTAAATTCATTTTTAAATATATTTTAAATTATGCTTTTTGTTGTATGATATACCACTCTGTGCCATCGCACCAAACTTGTAAACCCTCGTATGCTCTATTGATTACAAAAGGAGCATCATTTCCATCAATCGTTTCATCGGTTTTTGCTTTTATCTTAACGTATTTATTTGCTGAAATAGTACTATCGCAGATAAACCTATAAACTCTATTTTGACTCTGACTAGCTAAAGGTAAAAAGATTGCCGAAAAACCATTACCACCTGTCCAAGTTAATTTATAAAATGTTTTGTTAGAAACAGTTAAGTTAAACTCTTCTCCATCACTATTTACAATATTAATAGATTCTAAATATGAATTTGCTTCTTTTAAAGATATTTTCCTTGTTTCATCGTCTTGAACAATCGGTATTATTTCTGTACCATTTAATACCTCTGCTCTTGGTAAATTTGAAATTTTAGTATCTGACATTATAATATAATTTTACCATTATTTTCGGTTAATATTAAACCTCTATTTTCTTGCAATAAAAAAGAGTTTACTTTTGTAGTTACTCCAATTCCTTGAGCCTGTAAACTACCATCACAACAATCAATAGAATAAGTATTGTCATCACATAAACAACCTCTTCTACCTCCTGTTGGACTTGTTGAGCTAGGAGTTTTAAATTTACTTCTCATCCTCCTTAATTACATCTATTATTTTTTCTATGATTTGCTCTTCTGTGTAAATATTTAGATCCTCTTTTTTCTCTTCTTTAGGTCTTTCTAACTTATCTACAAAGTAACCCTCAATAGAAAAGCCTTTAACCTTACCTGTCTTTACATAGTCATTCCAAACATCATCATTATTTACCTTTACACTACCCATCCACGTTCCAACAGGTACACTCATATCATATTTTCTTGACTTGTCGTGTACTTCATCCTCTACTATCCAGCTCTCAACTAAAGTCAAACCTTTTAACTCGTGTTGATGTTCTAAAGTTGAGTTATTCTGATTGCCATTCATTAAAAATGTTTGAGATGCTTTTAAGACTGTATCTTTAGAGAAGTATATGTAATACTCATTGTCATCATTACGTCTGTATATAGGCTTATTAGGTACTAATAAAGCACCCATTAAGATTCTTTTTTCTTTGTCTACCTCTGCAAGTTGCACCTCTTGACTTTTTAAAGCAATAAAGTCCTCTTCAATAGCACCTTTTGAAACTATTGAAATTGCATCAATTCCTGTAACCTCATCCTCTTCGCCTAAAACTAATTCTATTATCTGCATATTATTATATAAAGATTTTTATGTTATTTTATATTTTTAATTAACCAATAGTAGCTCCCTCTACTATGTTTCTATCTAAACTCTGACCTGTTGTTACATCACTAGAAACAACATAGGTTCTAATAGGCTGCTGAGATTGTCCTCCTATTGCATTTGCTAACTGATTTGTCCCACTTGATCCTACAATATTAAACGCTGGAGGAATACTAGGAGTAGTAGGAGCTGAACCTCCACTAACTTGAGGACTTTGTGTAGAACCTTTACCATCTGCTTTAGTTGATGCTATTTTTCTAATCTGTAAAGCACTAAACACACCAGCTAAAGATGCTTGTATTATTGGATATGCTGGGAATACTGTTGTTATAGGTGATTTTTGTGCAGTAGTGTAAGCATTTTGAACTCCCTCAATACCTGAAATAGTAGCCTGACCTATTGCCATAGCTTTCCCTACTTTACTACCCTCACCAGCTATCTCACCTATTAAAGCCATAGACTGTTTAGCTATTCCTAGTTTAGCTGATGATACCTGTTTATCTAATTCCTGTTCAGCTAAAGATGTTTCTTTTTTATTGTCTGCTATCTCTTGGTCTATTTCTTGTTTTTTAGTTGCATATTCTATCTCTGCATCTATTCTGTATTGCGTACCCTCAGCATAAGAATCTATCTTGTTTTGTAGTCTTTCTAACTCAATAGCTTTTTCCTCCTCTAGAGCAGTCCTTAACATCTCAAGCCTTATTATCTCGTTTTCTTGTTGCTCTGCTAAAAATCTTTTTTGTTCATTTGCTAACTGTGTTTCAGATTCTGTCTTAGAATTTATCAGGTCTAACTCTTCTTTATCTAAAGCAATTTTATTACTCTGTTGCTCACTTCTGAAACCCTCTATCTGTGCAAGTACACCCTCTCTGTTTGATACTGCTTCTATTAATGCTTTTCTGTTCTCTATTGAATTGTTTTTATCTGCTTCTGCTTGTGCTGATGCTATTTGTAAATCAGCTTGTTTAAGCATTGCTTTCTCTTGCTCTTCTAAAACAGTATTTAACTCCTCATTAGCCTTTGTTCTTTCTGCTAGTGATAATAAATCATTATCTCTTATCTGTCTTAGTTGCTCAGCTTGTCTATCATATTGCTCAACTAATCTAGTCTGTTCTGCTACTGCTAACTCAGCAGTATTTTTTAACTGTACATTTGCTTTAGCACTCTCATAAGCTCCTGTAATACTTATCTGAGATATACCATCTACTGTTTCTGTTACTAAAGTTCCTACCTCTCCAACTGCTTCAGTAAAATTATTGTAAATGTCTTTACCAGCTTGGACTGCTTCTGTCCCTGTATCTGCTAACGCTTGTTTAGTTTCTTGTATTCCTTTATTTAGTTCTTTAATTGTTTCTTGATCCTTGTCACCAAAAAAAGAATTTTCCCACACTAATTGTGCTTCTTGTATTCCTAACTTAATAGCGAAAAAAGAAAGTTTTAAAGGAGTAATAGCTATTGTTAGTAATCCACTTAAAACCTTACCTAAAGCATCAAAACCATTTGTAGCCTCATTTACACTCTGTACAACATCTACTACTATATTAGCAAACTGATTAAACACTAAAGAAACTGTTTCAAATGCAGTAGAAAATAAATCTGCTACTTTTTGATTTGATTCAAACACCTCTTTTAATGTGCCTAAAGCACTAATCACTAAACCAATCCCAGCAGCTTTAATAGCTACACCTAGTCCCCTAAATCCTTTACTAATTGCGCTAACACCTTTTTCAGTAGTCTTAGCAGTTTCTCCTATTTCTGCTACTGAATCATTTAATTTCTCAGATTGTTTCTGTGCTTCTTTTTCAGCATCAACCATTGTTTTAAAGAGTTCTTTAATCTCCTTAATAGCATCATCTGTGTTTGCTTCAATAGTTACCTCCTTTTTTATTGCCATTTTAAATCTTGTTTTAATGTTTTGTAACCCTCTTTAATTGTTAAAGGTAGTCTGTGTTTACCTTGAGCAATTCTTATATTTTCTGTTTCCCCTTTAGCGTGTTTTAATGCTTCTAAAATAATCTCTATCATACCTCGTTAAGTAATTCTATTTGACTTTCTCCTGTTTGTAGATTAGTGTTTATGCTATTTATTTTATAACTCTTATTACTTACAATAAACCTATCAGATAAATTAAATTTCAATATTATTTTTAATGGTAAAAATGCTTTTAGTTTTATCATTCTCCTTTTTTCATTAAAAACATCTTGTATATAATTTTTATAGTAGTTCTCAAATAATGTAGATGTATTTGTTATTAAAGCATACTCATCATATTCAGCATTAAAATTTAATGATTGTTGAGTTCCTGAAGTACCATTAGTATTTAAAGGAATATAATAACTCGTTAAAGGAGTTTTAATAGTATCACTATCTCTAAAACTTAACTGCGTACCAGCTATCTGTTTAGTTGCATAGTGTATTAAAGGCTTACCAATATAAGGTGATTGATTATCGTCTGTCATCCATCCCCATTGTATAGCAGTTTGAGTATTACCGTTTATGTTGTTTAACCTTTCATATAGCATTTTCTGAAATGGTAATTTTACTTTGTAAATACCACCCTCCCAATTCAAATCCTCTTCACCTCTATATTTTAACTCTCCAAACTGAGCGTTATTTAACTGATTAAATATAGAAGCTAAATAAGTTTTATAATCCTCATACTCAAAATTGATTTGTTTGTATGGTAATGCTACATCAGATTTAGATGATGTTACATCTACATACTTAGTAATATCATACTCATTATAAGTTGCATAAAAGTTATCTAGTGTGTCTACTTTTATTTTATCTCCATCTACATAAGCAGTAAGATTAAACATCTTAAAAACACCTGTAAGAAAATCTATAATAGATATCTCAGGTAATTGCTGAGTAGGGTAAAAACTAAACACAGGAGAAATAGAAAATCCATTAGCATTAGATGTAGCTGAATCTACCTCAACCCATCCTAATTCTGAATCATACTCATCATAATCAAACTCCCAGCTTAAACCTGTAAATGTAATTGCTACCTCTGATTCTACATAAACTGTATAAGTACCATCATTTAAAGTATTAAAATTATATGTCTTATTTCCATTTATATTATTGTACTGTTGGAATATGTTACCATTCTTATAAATCTTTAAGTTATATACAGTAGCATCATTTGCTGGATCAACTGTTAATGTAGTGTCTACTCTAACTTGTGGGAATACACCTGATATAACAAAACTAGAACCATCACCAACCACAACTCCTGAACCTACATTAATTGTAGACCAAGAATCTACCAACTTACTGTATAATGTTGTACCTGTTGCAGTTCCTTGTACATCTCCTTTTTTTCTATGCATCCACATATATAAATTATGATACACAGAGTTAGTAGTATTAAAAAAGTCTGTTGTAAATTCTATCTCAGGATATTCTTTTTCAATAGCTTTTATGATTAAATGTAATCTGATACTATATTTCATATCTGACCACAATGCCCCATTATCATAAAGAAAATCATAAAATAAATTATTCTCGTCATCAGGATTGTTCTGATGTCCAAAAGTAGAATCATAAAACCATCTAGGAGTATGAGATATTAATGGGACTATAATAGCATCTGTGTAAGCAACAGAATCTACTGTTTTATCATACCCATCCTGTAAATATGATTTTACATTAGCACTAGAATAATCTATAACAAAATTATCTAACCAAGTTAAAGCACTTAATTTATCCTCTCCTAATAAGTCTTTTAAGCTGACTGTTTCTCCAAAGAATGTAATTCTATATGAGCTAGGCTTATTGTCTTTTAAATCAACTCCCTCTAGCTTTATGTAGCCTAATTTATAAGTTACATAGTTTAATTTAATCTCTCCAGCTACTTTTAGTCTAGCATCAAAACTCTGTAAGATATCATAATTGTAATAATGCTTAAATATCTTGTTATTTTTAGAGTTAGCTGGTACAGAAAATGACTTAGTAAATTCTGTAAATATCTTTGCTGGTTCTTTTACGTTTTGTAAAGACTGAGTTAAAGATACCGTTTCATCTTTAAATAAATCTATTCTCTGATTATCTATGTAAAGTTGTACCTCTTGCATTAACGTATTGTATTTATTTTGTCAAAAGCATAATCAACATCAATAGTATAATTAATTAGCTTATCATTTAACTGCGTTTTAAACGCTAAACTAGAACTAGAAACTATAATAGGTAATGTGTCACCATCTACCTCAATCCATACAGATTCAGAAAGTAGCATTTGTTTAAATACATCGTTATAAGTTTCAGGATAGTACCCACTATTAAGATTTAGCTTTTCTTTACCTTGCTTTGTAAATATCTTACTCTGATGACTAGATATGTTGTAAGTACCTGAAGCTACTATGTTACTTTTGTATTTCTCTTCTGTTGTAGATATCGTTAAATTAGATCGTTTAAAAAACCACAGGTCTTGTAATGCTCCATACTTATTTATAAAAGTTAATTTATAAGGTGTGTACCTACATTCATTTAACTGCTCAACCTTTATAACTTCAGAACCATAATCACCACTAACAATAATCTCATCTACTGCAAATGTGTTATAATCGTCTAAGAGTTCTCTTATACATTGGTTATCCTCATAAGTACCTCCATCTAGTAATACCCTATCTCTAAAAGTATCTGCTCCATCTACTCCATTGTCTATGTATGTTATTAGTGAGCTGCTAGAAGTTGTATCAGATATTGTCTGTGTGTAAACCGTTTCACCATTGTATAAATATGTAACACTATCTGTTTCATTTGTAGATATGGGTATTCTAATATCTGAATCCTCTAATATTATTAGTTTGTTATTTGATATTAATGCACTCTTATCATTCTGAGGATTTGAACCCTGTTCAAAATATCCATACCCATCAAAAGCAGAAAGCTGGACATAAGAACCATAACCTTGAGCTACATCACTTATGTACTCATTAGCTCTGTAATCTACCCATACATTTTGTCCTGTATATGTGCCATCAAAAACATACTCTAAATAATCTTTTGATAGTTCACTAATCTCAAATGTTACACTATTGTTATAGGCATTACTTTCTATTGTGTATTTTACAGTACCTCTGTTTGTTGTCTGTGTCCCTGTGTAAATATATAACTCTAAATCAACTCTAGTTAGATTTGTATTTGTTACAGTTATAAAATATGGACTTCTTAAATTAATCTTTGACATTATCTATTCTGTTTAGTTGCAAATTTTAAAAAATTCTCTACATCTAAAGCATACGCTTGAAGTAGATCATCAGGTAAATCATTAAAGGCTTTATTAAATGGTTTAGTAAAAAACATACTAGGCTTAATGCCTTTATGATAAATACTTCTAGTGATTAAAAAAGCAGTACTATCATAACTTAAAAACCTACCTTTCTTATCTCTAAACTGAAACCTTTTACGCTTAACCCATTTACTTATACCTTGTGTTAGTCCTCCTTTTCTACCTGTACCTCTACCAAATTTAAAAGGACTTTTAGGAGCTTTAGCTGATGATGTCTTACCTTGTACACCTTGATCCTGAAAAGCACCGTAATCCTCCATATTAATAGATAGACTAAATGAGTTAGGACTTACGTTTAAGTCATATCCTAGACTATTATAAAGAGCCTTAGTGTCATTGTAAGAACCATAAGGCTTTCTACCCTTTGTTAAATTGCTTCTACTCTGTTGTATTACATACTTAGCAAAAGTGTTTAAGGCTTTCTCTGTTTCCTTTCTTAGCATATTGTTATATCATTAGCTACTAACACATCAAAAGTAGCAGTCCATCCAGCTAACTTGTTTTCAAACCTCTCGTAAAATGGTTCACAATTAGCATCACCCTCTAACTGATATTGACTGTTGTGTAGTGTACCTTTTCTTAAAACCATTATTAGCTTATTTAAAACTGCTAACTGTGTATTTAAAACATCTTGCTCATTGTCATTACCTAAAAATATGTCTGTTGTTTTATTCTTACTCTCATCCACCACATCCATACACATAACACTAATATTAAACGATAACACTTGCTCTCCTGTGTTTACAGTATTTATGATTAAATGACTTAAAGGAAATATAGTCTGCTTAGATAAATCAATATCAAATATGTCACCTGTTGTTACTGTGTTTACATTTACATCAGCTAGAAGCTGGTCTTTTATTGCTTGAGTTAGTAGGTAAAAACCTCTTATTCCTGTCATCTTAAAATTTACTTTTTATTTGTTTTGATTCTATCTCGTTTTTTTCCTTTGTAAATGCTAGGTAGTTTAAACAAGTATGAACATTTAGTTTAGTGATATTTTCAAATCTTGTAATATCCCCTTGAGAAAGTCCATAGATTGAATTGAACCATCCCCATTTTTCTGAGAATTGAGATACTGAACTAAATTCTGCTCGTTTTCCTTGAGAGAAGAGTTCATCATAACTTCTGACAATTCTATTCCTAAATTCCAAAAAAAAACCATAGCTCCCAAAGAAGCAGATAAAGGCATTAGCTTCATCTTATCTGATGTGTTAGGATCATAAGCCTTTATAGTGTACTTATCTTTTCTCTTATGTTCTATTGGTCTATAAAGTACATTCATAGCTTTATGTAAATCATCTACATTTGTTATAAATGTGTCTAGGTCTACATACTCCCCAAAACTCATCTCATCTAAACTAGGTATAAAACCATACTCAACACCATCCATTTTAAAGCTACTTATAAGCTGGTGCTTAGTGTCAAACATCTTGTTTATAGAATTACATATCTCTACAATATCAGTAGCTTTCATATTACGAGCTATCAATGGATTTGCTCCACAGAATATCTCTATCATCTTTAACCTTACCTCAGCTTCACTAGATATATTTAGTTTGTCAAACTGCTGGTATTGATAAAGAGTAATCTCGTTTAGGTTCTCAGGTATGTTTATTTGAACTTTCATATTTATAGTATATTAATATATAAACAAATTAAATTTATTTTATTAAGTATAATATACAAAAAAAAAGCTCCCATTTCTGAGAGCCTCTTTACGCTATTAATTGTTTTGATAATTTCTATTGTTTTATGGAAGCTTTTACACCCCCGTTATTTATTATTGTTTAATTGTAAAATGTTTGTCCTCGAGCTCTTTATTTGTTAGTGTAGTCCAAGATATTTTTTCGTTTAAATTACCTGTTTCATAAACCAAACCTAAAGCCAAATCGCCTTTTATCCTGTGAGATACTTTGCTTATTTCTAATTCACTAACCTCAATGAAAGTTATTTCTGAAAAGTTTTCTGTAAAAAATCTTAATTTAGATGTCATAATTGTTTTTTGTTTGATACAAATATACACATTATTTGTTAATAACCTAATGTTTATTTAATAAACTCTGTACTTTCCGAAATTTGGTCTACTTAAAATAGAATAAGTAGCGTACCTACAAGCATCAATAATATGGTTATTTTTATCTATTGGTTTATTAAGTAGCTTACCACTTCTGTCCTCTTGCCATTTATAGTTCCTAAACTCCATTATAGCATTATGACTATCACTTGTTATATGTATTTTAAAACGCTTTAATAGGTCTATACCAGCATTAATAGAATCCCTACCCTTAACACTAGGCTGAACATTATTACCCATTCTGCGAAGCTCTGAGATTAGTCTAGGTTCTGCTGAATCAAAATAAATTATATTACGTTCTACTCCTACTTGTTTAAAATGGTTATGTAAATCCTGAGTAGTCATCATTGTCCTGTACAAATGTTCTTTAATGTACAAGTTATAATCTTTTCTGTACACGCTTACAAGTGTACTAGGGTCATTTGTATATCCAGCATCAGCACCATAAGAAACAAACTCAGCATCATCAGGAATTTTACTTACCTCGTGATAATTAAATATAGTTGATTTGCTTATTCCTTTTTCCCCTAGTCCGTATATCTGCCAATACTGTTCATCTGTGTCCCTTAGTCTTTCTATCTCATCTTTAATTGATATGTTTAAAAATGGATTGTCTTTGTATGTCGTTTTGTAAAACTCAACATCATCCCTAGTTAATACCTTATCATATATCCAATGATACTCGTCACTAGGATTATAGTCTAGTATAATTTTTTCCTGTGTTCTAAATACTAACTGTTGCCAATCCTCAAAGTCTAACTCATTAGCTTCATTGATAAAAAGTAAATCTCTTTTCCTACCTCTTATCTTTTGTGGCTGATCCACACTTATAAACTCTACTAGATTTGTGTTTAGTGTGTACTCTGAATTAGATTTATTATGGTCATCCTCATTATACAGGTTATGCTCTTTTAAGATATCTGTAAAGTCCCTCATTACTGATGACCTTACTGCTGGGAAAGTCTTTCTACATATTGTTACAGTCTTAGCTTTGTTCTTTTGGCAATAGTAGAAAATAATATAGAGCAGAATGTTATAAGTCTTACCTGACCTTGTACCACCTTGCTCTACAACTATTTTTGATTGACTGTCTATTAAATGCTCAAATACTACATTTACCTCAACATTCATTAACGCTTAATATTTATATTAATCTCATTATCTTTTACATCGTGTTTAACTTCTCTTTTAGTTCCATTTAGCCTGTGTGCTTCATCATCATCAGCTATCAGCTTCATTAATCCTATTTGCAGAGTAGCATTATCACTTTCATACCATTTAGACCTCATAGATACTTTCATATTAACTCTATTTTTTGAGAGTTCGCTTTTTATATCGTCTAATTTATCTAATTTATGGTTATAAAATGTAGCCTTTGTAAATGCAGTATATCCAAATATATCACCAATAAACAATAAGTTATTTTTTTTAATAACTCTTATACACTCTTTTATTAACTCCTCTGTTTTATAAGCCATAAACTCTTCTTTATTAATATATAAAAATTATTTACTTTTTTTATAACCTAGTTAAAAATATAACACCACCACATTATTTTAACTAACATTACTTAAACCTAACATTGTGTATAATTGCATTAAAACGCAACATACACGAGCGTTAGGTGCAATAAAATAAAAAAATCCCACCACACTTTTGTTTTTTCAAAACAATGATAATTTAACAGGTTGTACTAAATCATCACCACAATCATATCTTTTATTATCTCCTTTTGGATAATTAAATGTTCCGTACTTATCTACAACTTCTTTGGTTAAGCTTTTCTTTTCTCTTTTATTCCCTGTAAATTGGAAATATCTATGTTTACCTAATTGTTTTTCAAATGTAATTACTAATCCAAGTTCTTCGAGTTTAGGAATAGAAGACGTTCCGTACTTATCGTATAGTGTTCTTCTGTGTAATTCTTTACCATCTACAAACATTCTTTTTTCCGCAGAAGAACGACCTGTGTAAATCCAATTTGTTGCTTGGTAAATATATCCGTGATGCCCATAATTTTCATCTGCATACGAAACAATTATTGCAGACTCACCAAATGATTTTAAGCACATAGATACAAATTTAGATAATACATTCTTACCCAATCCTTCGTTTACTATCAATCTATTTAATTCGTATGGTTGTTTTGAAAAATCAAATCTTGATGCAGGTATAGCAAATGTACATACACCTACAATGTGATTATCAACAACTAAACCAAACGCCTTATTTATTGGTGTTTTCCTTTTAGCGTAATGCTTTTTAAGTAGCCAATCGTAACATTCAGTTGGTTTTATTTCTTTTATTCTCATCCCTATTTTTTTTATTTTACAGTCACCTAACAACGTATAAAGTGCATTAAAACGCACCTTATACAATGCGTTATGTGCAATTTTTTTTATTGTTTCGCTCATATCTAAAACATACATTGCATTGGCTTTCACATTGTTTACTTAGCTTTCCTTTTTTATCCCAACAAAAAAACTGTTCAGCTTCGCTCACATAACAACGTGTATAATTAAT